TATATCACAATGGCTTCATCATTGCAAGCCAAACCCATAATGGTGAAAAGGTTATTGCAACAAATAAAATTGCTTGCAAAATTTCTGTTAGTAATTTCATGTTGGTTTCCCTTGTCATCATGTTTTCAATTATAGATTAATGAAATTTTTTGTCAATAGATAATTGAAAACAAAAGTATTCATTAGTATAAATACAACATAGGGATAAACCCCTATTGACTAGGGGCGGTTATTAGACTATATACCCACACACGCCCAGGGGCCCCCCGACACGGCCTATCTAAGGAAAACTTCCAAACACCTTAAGGTGCCAAAATCTACGCTTGCTAAAATACCCCTAAACTGTTATAATCAACATAAAAGGACCATACCATGACAACTCATTTACCCGCCGAAACCGTGAGAATCTCTCCGGAAGCACTGGAAGTAGCAAATGCTTACCTCCAGCTTAACGACGCCCGTGCAGTTGCCCAAGAACTAGATCTTGACCCTGAAGTGGTAACAAATTTATTAGCACGTCGTGAAGTAAAATCATATATTGATTCAGTATTTTTTGATTCAGGCTACAACAACCGATTCCTAATGCGACGTGCAATGGATGCACTAATCAAACAAAAGTTTTCGGAGTTGGAAGAATCCCAAACGGGTTCTACAAAAGATATTGCAGAATTGCTACAAATGTCACACAAAATGTCTATGGATTTATTAGATCGCGAAATTGCACTTGAAAAAGCACGCACACAGTCCGGACCACAAAAGCAAGTTAACGTGCAAATCAATGAAGGTCTAGACGGTAGCAAGTACTCACAGCTAGTACAAAAATTAATAACTGGAGAAGGCGTTTGAACCGCAGACCACTACATTTTATTGATCGCAACAAAGAGTATGAACTTATAGAAAAGTTACTTACAATTGTTGATAGCTCCAACTACGACCCTAAGTCTACAGCAGTTTTAATGGTTTCACCAGATTACTCAGCTACGGTTGCTATGCACTTAGCACACGCTTGGTCAACTAAAGGCGAGATCATTCCTATTATCGCAGTTGAAGTTCCTTATCCAACCGAAACACCCGATGAGTACAAAAAGAAACTAACTATGCAACAAATGGATATTAAACCCTATAACCATCTTGTTTTAGTTGAGGCTGGAATTATTCGCGGCGGTAACTGGGCTTGGATCTTGGATATGTTAAAATCCTGGGGTTATCAACGTGATCAAATCACACTAGTAGCACTGTGTGAAAATGTAGGTTCACGCACAAAATCAGATTATGTTGGTGAATACTACGATGATAACACCCACGAACTAATGTTTTATTTTGAACGGTTCAACAAACACTGGGCAGTACGTTAATGTTATTAGTTTCACGCCCCGATGTTAATGTAGACGCCATTGTGGAATTTGATCCACAGCAGCGGTTTATTAAGCTACCTATCACAAACTATCTTAAGTTGTTAAATGTCTGGGACACAATCAATCGCCCACAAGTTGCACTAATCAACGCAGTTAATGATCCCAAATACCGTTTTATTTGCGCTGCACTTGCCAGGCGCCTAGGCAAAACTTATATTGCCAATGTAATTGGCCAATTGGTTACACTAGTACCAGGCTCCAACGTTTTAATCATTTCCCCTAACTATAACTTATCATCAATCTCCTTTGAACTCCAACGCAAACTTATCAAACACTTTGACCTCGAAGTCGCTCGCGATAACCTCAAAGACAAAATTATCGAACTTTCAAATGGTAGCACCATTCGTATGGGCAGTCTTAGTACCGTTGATAGTACAGTTGGTCGATCGTATGATTTAATTATATTTGATGAGGCCGCACTAGGCGAAGGCGGTGAAGCAGCTTTTAATGTTGCGCTACGACCTACACTAGACAAGCCACAGGCCAAAGCTATTTTTATCTCCACTCCCCGTGGTCGCAACAACTGGTTTTCGCAGTTTTGGCAGCGTGGATTTGATGATAATTTTCCTGAGTGGATTTCGCTACAAGCTGATTACACAGAAAATACTCGCATGGCTGAGTCGGATGTTGCTGAAGCACGCCGATCAATGTCAAAGTCTGAGTTTGAACAAGAATACTTAGCATCATTCTCGGTGTTTGAAGGTCAGATTTATACACTAGCCGAAACAGATGTGTGTGAACCTCCGGAAAATATACGTGGTGAAGCTATTGCTGGTTGTGACCCAGGTTATCGTGATGAAACCGCACACTGCACGATTATATATGAATTTGCTTCGGATTGTTTTTGGGTTGTTGATGAGTACTTGCAAGCAGAAAAGACCACTGCAGAGCATGCAGCCGCGTTTGAAGAGTTTAATACAAAACACGGTGTTGAAGTAACTTTTATTGACTCGGCTGCTGCGCAGTTTGCAGGTGACCTTGCTTACTTATACAACATTTCAACAACCAAAGCTAAAAAAGATGTGTTGCCAGGCATTGCTTATGTGCAAACACTCTTACAACAAGGTCGATTAAAGGTAGCCCCGCATTGTACCAACGTACGTGCTATGTTTGACCAGTATCGTTGGGATCAACGTGAGGGGCTCCAACGTGAACGTCCGCAACATGATAAGTATAGTCACATGGCTGACGCAGTTCGTTATGCACTGTATAGCTATACGGTATAGTGGTTGAAAAAATTTCAGCATTGACTTTTTGTTGCTTTTAAGTTATAATACTAGGTAATTGTAGAGCGTTTTTGTTCTACTTGGAGATAAAAATGGATAAAACAGAATACGAAGCAATGCTAAAAGCAGCATTTGCCTCAGAATTCTCGTTCTTTTTGAAAGCAGCTGGTTTTCACTGGAATGTTGAAGGCAGCTTGTTTCCACAGTATCATGAACTGTTTGGCAACATTTATGCAGAAGTTTACGGGTCTATTGATACGTTTGCCGAAGAATTGCGTGCACTCAGAATTTACGCACCTGCGGCATTTGAGACGTTTGATGATATTTCACAAGTTGAGTGTCAACTAGAAGTACCTAATGGTATGCAGATGACACAAGAACTTTTAGCAGATTCAGACCTAATGGCCGAAATGTTTCGCGTTGCGTACGTAGCTGCTGACGCAATGGGCGACTACGGTTTAGCTAATTTCTTAGCAGATCGTCAAGATGCACATCGCAAACACTCTTGGATGTTACGTTCGACCTTAAAGTAAATGGCAAAGAACACAAATAAGCGAATCCCTGTAAAGTGGGTTCGCGACAGGGCTAAAGCGGCCTACGAAAAGAAATCAGAGTGCTGTGTTTGTGGAACCTCCGCAGACTTAGAACTCCACCACCTGCACTCAGTTACAATACTCCTAGATAAATGGGCTGAAGCCAAAGGTTATGACATTTCAACAGATGCCGGTATTTTAGCTGTGCGAGATGAGTTTATTCAAGAGCATCATACAGAGTTATATGACCAAGTTTACACCCTTTGTAATCGTCATCATGTAGCGCTGCATAGTGTTTACGGTAAAGCTCCACGCCCTGGTTCAGAGCCCAAACAGGCTCACTGGATCGAGTCACAGCGAGCAAAACATACTGGTGGTACTGCAGAAACAGTTGTGCCTAAAAAGAGCTTTGGTAGTTTTTTCTCAGAGTTTATTTAAGGGAAAACTATGTCAAGATTTACAGACTGGATTGTTACAAAACTTAATCCAGCACAAACTCGTATCGCTCAAGAAGCCGGTACACAAATTTCAACTCAAAGCAAGATAACTTATCAGCAAGCTTTTCAGAAGTTGGAATCAGTTAATCGTTCAGTTAGTATGCTTGTTAATGCAGCTAGCTCGCTTGACTATGACGTAAAAGATAAAGTAATCGAAGGTATTGCTGTAGGTATTCGCCAAAAGTCATTAAACACACTTTTAAACTTTCGGCCAAATCCTTATCAGTCAGTACAAGAATTTCGGCAAGCAATTTTTACAGATTTGATCCTAGAAGGCAATGTGTTTATACACTTTGATGGTGTATTTATGTATCACTTGCCTGCACAAAATGTAGAAATTTTAACTGATACAAAAACATTTATCCGTGGTTATCGCTACAACGGAATGGTTGAGTTTAAAGAATCCGAAGTGTTTCACTTCCGTGATTTAAATTCACAATCAATTTATCGCGGCGTTAGTCGCCTTCAAGCATCACAAAAGTCTATTAGTACACTCTATGCTATGCAAGAGTTTCAAGAAAACTTCTTTGAAAATGGTGCTGTATTTGGTTTAGTTTTAACTTCAGAAAACACACTTTCACAAGTTGCAAAAGAAAAAACAATTCAATACTGGTTACAAAAATACTCAACTAAACAAGGCGGCAAGCGCCCTGTTATTTTAGACTCAGGATTAAAGCCTGCTCAAGTATCAAATCAAAATTTCAAAGACATGGATTTTGACCAGTCTATTAAAACTCACAACGAATTAATTATGCAATGTATAGGTATTCCACCTATTTTGTTGGCTGGTGGAAACAATGCAAACATTTCGCCTAACTTACGTTTATTTTACTTAGAAACAGTAATGCCAGTTGTTCGTAAGTTTACATCAAGCTTAGAACGATACTTTGGATATGATATTGAAGCAATTACTGCTTCGGTGTCAGCATTACAACCAGAATTAAAAGATATTGCTGCCTACCATTCGACATTGGTCAATGCAGGCATCATTACAGCTAATGAAGCACGTGAAGAGTTACGTTATGACAAGAAAACTGGTCATGACGAAATAAGAATACCCGCCAACATTGCGGGTTCGGCTGCTGATCCGTCGAAAGGTGGTAGGCCCACAGATAATCAGCAATAAAGGGGTAATATGGTAGATAAAAGTAAAGTACTGTTTTTAAACAGTTCATTTATCAAGAGTACTGCCACCGACGGGAAAACAGCTTCGATAACAATTGAAGGGTACGCAAGTACTACAGATATTGATAGACAAGGCGACGTTGTCCCTGTAAGCGTTTGGGAAAAAGGTATTCAAAATTACTT